CAGTTAGGAGAAACTGCTAAAGAGATGGAAGCGTATTATGTGGAAGAATTGTTAAAAGTAGCTGATGAAGTAAAACAAATAGCTGCTTCAGATATTGATATCAACATTAAATTTGAAGATGCTTTTCCAGAAGAACATGCTGTAATAGAGACTTTAAAAAACTTAGAGTTTAAACTTAGCTCTATAGGAGAAATCCGTCAGACTTTTAACAATATACAAATTGTTATACAATATATAGAAAAAGCTAATCGTGTAGCATCTAACGAAGATCAAACTAGAAGATACATAAAACAACGACTATCTTCAGCTGCACAAAAAATTACAAAAATTGTAGCAACACTAATAGAACCGGAAAGTTTTGGCAGTCTATTAACTCAATTCATAGCCGATAAATCTAATATAACAGAAGCTACACAAAGAAAACTTCGGCAAGCTGATCAAGCAATTCAAGCTATAAAATTTATTAAGTTTGTTGTAGAACCTCAAATTAGAGTTTTGCAACAAAAGGTAAATGTTCAAAAAGAAAACATTGAAAAAAGGATTAAAACCGAGCTTGATAGACAAAAAGAAGCAATCAGTAAAAAGGCAAAAGAACTCACTATACGTAAAAATAAATCTGAAAAAAAGAAATTGTTTGAGAAGTATATTGATGATGCTAAAAGATTAAAAAAAGAAAACGAAGCTAATATTGTTCGAGCTAAAAAAGCAATAAAATTAGTAACAACCATAACAAAAAACGGAACTGCACTTTTGACAGCTGGTACTCAACTTGCAGATGAGATTACAAAAGAAATAGACACATTAAAAGTAGATTTTGAAAAATTAAAAGAACGAACTAAAAAAGATGTTGTAGAAACAAGTATTAATTTATCTGGATCAAACACTTCTGGTGAGTTGAGAAGTTATTTAACAGCACAAGGTTTAAAGGAGTTATATGAACCTATTAATAAATCTATAGGATCTTTAACTGTTGATTTTATTGACATAAGGAAGTTGCTCGAACAAACAGACACAAAATACGATCAGTATGAAAAAAAGATAGTAGCTTTGCAAGATCAATTTATAGCTATTGAAAATTCACTAAGAGAATTTCAAAACATACCACCAAAACAAAAACCTTCAAGGAAAAAAGCACCAACTAGAACTAGAGCTCGAAACACAATCATATCAGTTTTAAAAAAATTAAATGTACTGTTGCAGCGGGTAGAATCGTTTATAAATAAGCAATTGCAGAGAGCCGAAAAGATAGCTAATGAGCAAATAGCAAAAGCAAAACGTATAGCAAAAGATATTGAAATAGCTGTAATAGCTTCACTACCAATACCAACAATAACAGCTGACTTTGAAACTAAACGAGCAGCAGCCGAAGAAAAAAAAGAAACAATAAAACAATACAAGGTAAAGGTACAACAGACAAAACAAAAAATACAAGCTGCAGGATTATTAGCTTCCAATGCAGCTAAAGTTGGAACAAACATAGGAAGAGGCGACTTTTCGTCAGCCAAAAACGAACAACCCCTACAAAAAGTAGCTAATGCCAAGTTTCAATATTTTACTGTTGGTGTAGAATCGTCCAGTCCACAATATAAAAAACAAGAAGATGATAAAAAACGATTCTTAAAAGAAATTGAAACTCTTAAACAGATTGAACAGTTGGTTACTATTGCATCATTAACTATTAAAGGATTAAGAGAAAACCCTACTAAAGTTGCAGATGGACCAAAAAACTTTGCCGAAGAGTTGGAGCGAGATCTATTACAAGCAGCTAATAGAGTACAAAATCAAGCAACAAATATAGATCTTAGCAATACTGCAGGCAGGTTAGTTAATAACAATATTAACATTGTTAAAAATTTTATTGATGCACCTATAGAAGATCCCAAAGGATTAATCAGCACTCTCAAAGAAATTGAAGCTACAACAAAAGGAGTTCTTTTAGAAGATCTCTTACAACCGGTCAGTTTTGCGCCTAGCCTTATAAGTTTAGAACAAAAGTATTTGGTGAAAGTAAGAAAATTATTAGGACAAATGGTTGGCGTTGTAGAGCCTAAAGATGAGGATGATCCAATACGAGATACAAACAATGAAGGATTAATTGCTAGTAATTTTAGAAAAGCTCAAGAAGCAAAAGAACGAAGACAGCAAGCTGCTAAAGAAAAATTAGGAAGTACAAAAATGTACACAACTCTACGAAAAATGCATAAAGTTTTAAGCCAACAAACTGGCTCTTTTATAATTTTTCTAATAAAAGAATTATCAAAATTAATAGCTAAGTTTACACGTTTTGTAAATATACAAATAGATAAAATTG